GAATACTTCTAGTAGAATAATTTACATTTTGTAATTCTATTAAACTTAGACTTGTCCAATCAACATAGTTGTTAGTTGTTTGTATTTCTAAACTTGGATTAAACAAAACTAATATCTGTTCCATGATTTGTAATTTTTGATCTGTATTTGTTGACCACACATCTGCTTTTACTTGTAAATTAAAAGGCACAGGCATAACACGTTCAACAGTGTTTCCAACACCTTGTTTACCTGTGTATGTTTGAGTGTTTTCGTCATATTCTTGTTGTCGAACGTGTATTTTACTTACGTGTGAAGGACTCTGCACTCTGTCTCTTGCGTAATCAATACCAGTTATGTAACAAGCAATTCTTGGTGCTGACATCACTTTGTTTTCACTGTTATCTCTGATAATACTAGCCACCTGTCTTGTTAAATTTCCGTAAGTAACAGGAACTTTTCTCAATGTACCAGCACTGTCCTTGTAACTAAAGTTACTGAATGCTCTCATAAACTGAGTAACAAAACGTCTAATCTGTCCGTCGTAAAAATGATCCATTAATTATCTGCCTCTGGTTTAAGTGCCGAACTTAACGGTTGTTTTTCAGCAACCTGTGTACTGCCATCTCTTGAAGTGCGTGTTGCATCATTGTTAACAAAAGTTTTGACAACACTGCTAGGTTCAGTATTGTTTAGACTCATTCTAGCACCATCTTCAACCTTTAACCAATGATTACCGTCATATCTAAACAGTCTATTAGGATAGTAATCTGTTCTTAAATGATATGCACCTTTGTCGGCACTGCTAGGAAAACTAGTGCCAAATGTATAAGGTGAACCATTTGCAGGTATACCGTCACCACCGCCATAACTTATATAATAGTTTTTGCTAGGTGTTTGCAGAGTTGGTGTGTTTACACCGTCGTCAACAATATTAACATCACCATTATCATCTGTTGGTACAACAAAATATTTGCTAGTATCATATCCTGATTTAGGAGCATCTTCTTCTGCTTGTTGTAGCACTGCTTGATTTATTTGCATTTCTTTTTCAAATGTTGACATAACATCACGCAGTGATTTACCTTCTTCTCCTGATTCTTTATCAAATATTTGTTTGAATTCTTGTGAATCTAGTATAGGTTTACATTTTGCTCTCAATAAATGAGGATACCATGTTTGTGAAAAACCTTCGCTAGGTCTAATTACATCTTCAATTACATAAAATCTTTTTAAACTAACTTGAAAATCATTTAGTGCATAGTCATCTTTAAGATGTGGAAGTTCTAATACATCACCACTTAATAATTTTCTACCTATTGCTTCTACACTTTTGTTTAAGTGAAAAGTTATAAACACTGTATCGTTTTGTAAAAACATACCAAACTGCGACAAGTCCATATCTAAATCTTGCACATTGTAAATTCCACGCAAAGTATATACATCCTGAGAATATTGTCTATCTCTGTTTTCTAAAAACAGCAAATCCTGTATTTTTGTTTCAGGAATATCTGATACTTGTTTTGGTTGTGTAGGTGTTCCTACACCAGGCTCTACTGGGCCTAGGTATTTGTGTACAAATATGTCAGTACCACCAATTTGAAAGGCTTCATACACAGTCTTGTCTATAAAGCGATAATCAGCGGATTTTTCTGGTTTATATAAACTTAATCTCGGCATAACATTTGTATTTATTGGATCGAGAATATAATAAATAATAGCATGAGCACACAATTAGATACAGCAAAGCAGAAATTATTTAACTATATACGTAAAATGCTAGGTGATGGCATGATTGACGTTGAGTTGGATGTTGACCACTATGAAGTAGCATTAGAAAAAGCACTTGGCAAATATAGACAAAGAGCAGAAAATTCCGTTGAAGAATCTTATGCATTTTTAGAACTACAAGAAGATGTAAATGATTATATATTACCAGATGAAATACAAAGTGTAAAAGAAGTATTTCGTAGAAGTATAGGATCAAGAACAGGTGGCGGAGAAGGTGGTACAATATTTGAACCATTTAATTTAGCATATACAAATACCTATCTTCTAAGTTCAACGCAAATGGGTGGCCTAGCAACTTACTATGCTTTTGCAGGACATCAAGAATTGGTAGGAAGAATGTTTGGATCATTTATTAATTTTAAATTTGATCCTGTAAATCATAAACTAACAATAATGCAAAGACCGAGAACGAACGAAGATGTAATGATTGCGTGTTACAACAAAAGACCAGACTTTGTACTGCTTGGTGATCCATATGCAGGACAATGGTTAAAAGATTATACACTTGCTACTTGTAAGTATATGATAGGTGAAGCACGTGGAAAATTTGCAACTATTAGTACACCACAGGGCGGTACATCATTAAATGGTGATGCACTTAAGGCAGATGCCCAAGGTGAAATGGAAAAATTGGAACAAGATTTATCAACATACGTAGACGGATCTACTCCATTATCATTCGTAATTGGATAATCAAATCTTGACAAATCAATAATATTAACATATAATTAACTTTTACATGAGATATATAAAAATATGATCATAGGATTCGTTGGACTAATCGGTTCAGGTAAAGATACGTGTGCTGATACTTTAGTAAGTGAAGGTGGTTTTAGAAGAGTCAGTTTTGCTACTACTTTGAAAGATGCTGTTGCGGCTGTTTTTGGTTGGGATAGAGAAGCATTAGAAGGCAACTCAGAAGAAAGCAGAAAATGGCGTGAAGAAGTAGATGAATGGTGGAGCGAAAAACTAGGCATTCCCGAACTTACGCCCCGTTGGGTATTACAATACTGGGGCACAGATGTACTAAGAAAAAACTTCCACGATGATATATGGATTGCTAGTTTAGAGAATAGACTATTGCAAATGAAACAGGACGCAGTAATTTCAGATGTCCGCTTTCCAAATGAAATAAAAATGATTAAACGCCTAAGAGGCAAAGTTTACAGAATTAAAAGAGGCAATGATCCTGAGTGGTGGAATGTTGCATTACGTCAAAACGAAGCAAATAAAATGGCCAAAAAAAGCAAAAACATGGTTCTTGCAGACAAGATGGAAACTGATTATCCAAAAGTACATTTAAGCGAATATGCTTGGATTGGTGAAAAAATTGACGGTGTTATTGAAAATGATGGATCAATTGATGATCTGCGTGATGCTGTTAGAAATCAGGTACTAGGTCTCCCTGCTTCCAAGTAACACCTTGTTTGTGTAGAGTTCGCTGGCAATTAGCACATATAGTTTTTAAGTTTCTTACACCAACATTGGTAAGATTACCGTCTACATGATATACGTTGAATTGTTCTTTGTGTTTGCTTTGATACCCACATTTATCGCACTTGTCTTTTTGTCTATATCCTGCTTGATACCAGTAGGGTATACCTGGCTTTTTACCACTGGCACATCGGTCACATTTTGATCTATAATACACACGATCGCCCTTGTAGTAGTTGACAGCAACCGGCCTACTTTGGCACTTTTTACATAGTGGTCTTTTCATATATGTATTTAAACTAACCCTTTTTTACCCCTTTTATAAACGATAATATGCATTGAAATTTGAAATAAAACATAAATACTATTAGGTAAAAACCATACAAAGGAGAATAGAACATGGCACTATCATCACCAGGAGTTGAAGTAAGTGTAATAGACGAAAGTTTCTATACCCCGGCCGCTGGCGCTACAACACCATTAATTGTTGTTGCAACTGCTGAAAGCAAACCATCAGGAACGGGAACAGGAACTGCGGCAGGTACACTAGCAACTAACAAAAATAAAGTATACTTGATCACAAGTCAAAGAGAATTAACAGAAACATTTGGTAATCCTACTTTCTACGTAGATTCCTCTAACAATCCACTACACGGAAATGAATTAAACGAGTATGGTTTACAAGCGGCATATTCATACCTAGGCGTGGCTAACAGAGCATACGTGGTAAGAGCAAATGTAAACCTTGCAGAGTTACAAGGAAAAACTGATGCACCAGCAGGCGCTCCGGCAGACGGAACTTACTGGTTTGACACAGATGATTCCTTATACGGAATATTCCAATGGAATGGTTCTACACAAACTTTCACTAACAAAACACCAACTGTAATTTCAGCATCGTCAGATCTAGACGGAGTAAGTGGTGCTACATACACAGGTGTTAAATCAAGTGTTGGTGCAAAAGGTGACTATGCAGTAGTAACATTTAACACAGAAAATAAAGTTTGGTATAAGAACGAAGATAATGCATGGGTACAAGTTGGATCATATGATGAGTCGGCTTTTGATGCAGTTGGCTTTGGTTCTTCAACTACATGGAACTCAACTACTTGGGTATCTAGTTGGCCAACAATTACAGCAACATTGACACCTACAGTATTAGGTTCAACAAACATTATTATCAACAACACTCAAGTAAACAATGCAAGTACAACACCTGAAAGTTTAGTTGAAGCAATTAACGGTGCAGGTATTACAGGCGTTGGTGCAAAAGTTGATGCAAATGGAAGAGTAAAAATCTATTCAGATGGTACTTCTAGCACAGATGGTACAACAACTGATGGAGCAATTTTAATCCAAGAAGGTTCAGGACAAATTCTAACTGATCTTGGTATAACAGCAGGTTATTACAAAGCACCTGAGTTACAAATTTCTGCACACAGTTCAGTTCCATTATGGAGATCAACTGATAACGTACAAGTTGCTGGTTCACAGTACAGTGGTTTAAGACCAACTGGTTCAGTATATATTAAAACTACTACACCTAACGTAGGTGCTAGTTGGAAGGTTAAATTATACAGTTCTGGAACAGGTTTATGGTCAACTGTAGATGCACCAATTTACAACAGTGCGGCAGAAGCCATTAAAACATTAGATGCTGAAGGTGGTGTTAATATTGCAACAGGTAAATTGTTTATCCTTGCAAACATTACTGAAGATGATAATGCAATGGCAGACTTTAAAATCTACAGAAGACAAATTCCAAGTCCAACAAGTGCAACAGGTAGTGTTGCAACTCCAACGTTTGGCGCAGGAACAAAAACATTTACAATCAAAGAAACTGTAAAAGGCAGTGCAACTTTAGTAAGTGCAACAGTAAGTTTCACAGGTACAAGTGCAGATGACATGATTGCGGCTATCAGTGATGCTGGCTTAACAAATGTTGTTGCTGAAAAAACTAGCGATAACAAAATTAAACTTACACACAAAATTGGCGGTGAGATTAGATTAACAGACGGTAACGGTACACCTGTTGCTATTGCTGGATTTAGTGCCGCAGTAGATAATGTGTATGCGGCTGGTTCAATGAGCAGTGACGGGTTTGTAATTAGTAACTGGAAACCATTAACTTATGAAGCAAGTGCAGGTGCGCCTACAAGCAATCCAGCAAACGGCACATTATGGTACAACACTAATTTAGACGAAGTAGACATTATGTATCACGATGGAACTACATGGAGAGGTTATACAAACGCATTAAGCGAAACTGATCCTGCAGGTCCAATTGTAAGTGCTACTGAGCCTACACAACAGTCAGATGGTACTGCATTAGTAAATGGTGATATTTGGGTTAACAGTTCCAACAGTGAAACTTATGGATCTTTAATTTACAAATATGACGGATTAAATTTAGAATGGAAAGCAGTAGACGTTTCCGATCAAACATCAGAAGATGGTATTTTATTTGCTGATGCTAGATATGGTAAGTCAGGTGCAACTGGTGATGTAAAAGCACCAATAACAGAAATGTTAGCAAGTGACTACTTAGATCCAGATGCTCCAGATCCAGATTTATATCCAAGAGGTATGTTGTTATGGAACACAAGACGTTCTGGAAATAACGTTAAAGAGTTTAATGTAACACACATTAACATCAATGAAAACTCTGGAAGAAACAAGAGATTCAAAGGTACAGGTACTACTTACAATGGTGGAACTGAAGAATCAATGGCTTCTTACAAAGTAAACAGATGGGTTGGTTACAACACAACTGCTGAAGATGGATCAGGTTTATTTGGTAGAAAAGCACAACGTAAAACAATCGTTGCGGCTCTTAAAGCACAGGTAGACACTAACGACGATATTAGAGATGAAGAAACTAGAGCGTACACATTGTTAAGTGCTCCTGGATATCCAGAACTTACAAGTAACCTAGTATCTCTAAATATTGACAGAGGTATTACAGGCTTTGTTGTAGCAGATACACCTTTCAGATTAGGATCAAGTGCTACTGAACTTCAGTCATATGGAAACAACTCAAACAATGCTTTAGCAGATGGTGAAGACGGTTTCTTAACATATGATGAATACATGGCAACTTTTTATCCATCAGGATTTACAACAGACTTGTCAGGTAACAACATTGTTGTTCCACCAAGTCATATGATGCTAAGAACTATTGCATTAAGCGATCAAGTATCGTTCCCATGGTTTGCACCAGCAGGTACAAGACGTGGTGGTATTAGTAACGCATCAAGTGTTGGATTCATTGACAGTGAAGGTGAATTTAAACCAGTTTCACTTAACGATGGTACAAGAGACACAATGCAAGGTGCTAAACTTAACCCAATTACATTTATAACTGGTAGCGGTTTAGTAAACTTTGGACAAGTAACAAGAGCCAGAAATGCAAGTGCTTTAGACAGAATTAACGTTGCAAGATTAGTTGCATACTTAAGACGTCAATTGAACTTGTTGGCTAAACCATTCTTGTTTGAACCAAACGATAAAATTACACGTGATGAGATCAAACAAGCGGCAGAAAGTCTATTACTTGAGTTAGTTGGACAAAGAGCACTGTACGATTTCTTAGTAGTGTGTGATGAAACAAACAACACACCTTCAAGAATTGACAGAAATGAGTTATACTTAGATATAGCGATTGAACCAGTAAAAGCAGTGGAGTTTATTTACATTCCATTGAGATTAAAGAACACAGGTGAAATTGCTACTTTAGGGGCTCAATAATGGAGATAAATAAAACTGTAAAAGGAGCAATATAATGGCAATTTCAAGTTTATCAAGATTTACAGTACCATTAGCAAGTGACCAATCGGCAAACTCACAAGGTTTGTTGATGCCAAAACTAAAGTATCGCTTTAGACTGTCACTTGAAAATTTCGGTGCTGGTAGTCCTGTTGTAGAATTAACTAAACAGGTAATAGATGTTACTAGACCAAATGTAAACTTTGAGTCAATCGCGTTAGACGTGTACAACTCTAAAATTTACTATGCTGGTAAACATACATGGCAACCAATAACAATCACTATTAGAGATGATGTTAACAACAGTGTTAACAAACTTTGTGGTGAACAGTTACAAAAGCAATTTGACTTTTTTGAACAGTCAAGTGCGGCTAGTGGTATCGATTACAAATTTAAAGGAAGAATTGAAATACTTGATGGTGGTAACGGCGCTAATGCTCCTGGCGTATTAGAAACTTTCGAGTTAGTAGGTTGTTTCATACAAGATATTAACTACAATCAATTATCATACAGTGATTCAAACCCAGTTGACATTCAACTACAGGTACAGTACGATAATGCTATTCAAACTAATGGTGCTGGTCAACCAGATGGCT